AAACGTCGTCGTAGCCGACCACCAGAGGTGGTTGAACAAGGAGCTTAAACATGGCCACATACACTGCTGGCGATCAAATCAATAGAGCATTGCGATTGCTTGGCGTGTTAGCTGAAGGTGAAACAACTTCTGCGTCCGTGTCTCAAGATTCGCTGATGGCGTTGAATCAAATGATTGATTCATGGAACACTGAGCGTTTGGCTGTTTTCAGCACTCAAGACCAAATGTTTACTTGGCCAGCGGGTCAAATTAACCGCACTCTTGGCCCAACAGGTAACTTTGTAGGTAACCGGCCAATATTGTTGGACGACGCTACCTACTATCGTGACCCAGGCACTAACGTGTCTTACGGCATCAAATTTATCAATCAACAACAATACGATGGTATTGCGGTAAAAACCGTGACATCTACATATCCGCAAGTCTTGTTTATTAACATGACTTACCCCGATATTGATATGTACGTCTATCCACAGCCCACGCGGGATTTGGAATGGCACTTCATTTCGGTTGAGGAATTGACTCAGCCCGCCACTTTGGTGACCAACATTCTGTTCCCACCAGGCTATTTGCGGGCGTTTACCTACAACTTGGCGATGGAAATCGCACCTGAATTTGGCGTTGAGCCAAGCCCACAAGTGCAACGCATTGCAATGACCAGCAAACGCAATTTGAAACGCATCAACAATCCTGACGACATCATGTCGATGCCTTACGCTATTGTGGCCAGCCGCCAGCGGTTCAACATTTACGCCGGTAATTATTGATGCAAACGCCAATTCTTGGCTCCAGCTACGTTGCGCGCAGCATCAACGCTGCCGACAATCGCATGGTCAATCTGTACCCAGAGGCCACGCCAGATGGCGGCCAGACGGCGGCTTTCTTGACGCGCTGCCCTGGGTTAGATTTTTTGCAAACAATTGGCACAGGCCCAATCCGCGCTCTTTGGGCACACCAGACCAACGGGTCTGACTTTTATGTGGTGTCAGGTTTGGAAGTTTATAAAGTTACGGGCATGACCGCCGTGCCTACTTTGCTTGGCACCGTAACCGGCACTGGCCCCGTATCCATTGCCGACAACGGCACCCAGATATTCTTTGCTTGCAATCCTGACAGCTATATCTACAACGAAGTCACCAACGTGTTTGCCCAAATCACTGATCCAGATTTTCCTGGCGCGGTGACTGTAGGCTATCTAGACGGTTATTTTGTGTTCAATGAGCCAGACAGCCAAAAGGTGTGGGTGACCTCGTTGTTGGACGGCCTGTCAGTCGATCCGTTGGATTTTGCTAGCTCTGAAGGCTCACCCGACGGTTTGGTGGCGCTCATCGTAGACCACCGTGAAGCCTGGTTGTTTGGTACCGATTCTGTTGAAGTTTGGTACGACGCTGGCTTGGCTGACTTTCCGCTGACCCGCATTCAAGGTGCTTTCAACGAGATTGGTTGCGTGGCTGCGTTTTCTGTAGCCAAGCTCGACAACGGCTTGTTTTGGCTAGGCACTGACGCCCGTGGCCAAGGCATCGTCTACAGGGCCAATGGCTACACCGGCCAACGGGTATCCACCCATGCTATTGAGTACGCAATTGCTCAGTACAGCGACATTTCAGACGCGGTAGCCTACACCTACCAGCAAGAAGGCCATGCTTTCTATGTGCTGACGTTTCCCACCGGCAACGCCACATGGGTGTTTGACGTGGCTACCCAAGCATGGCACGAACGTGCTGGCTGGGACAACGGAGAATTTACCCGTCACCGATCCAATTGTCAGTGCAACTTTGGTGGCAACACCCTTGTGGGCGACTTTGAGAATGGCAACATCTACAAGATGACGTTGGATGTCTACGCCGACTATGATCAACCTCAAAAATGGTTGCGTTCATGGCGAGCCCTGCCTAGCGGTCAAAACAACCTCAAACGTACCGCGCACCACAGTTTGCAGTTAAATTGCGAATCAGGTACTGGGTTGGCCACCGGTCAAGGCGACGATCCCCAAGTCATGCTGCGCTGGTCTGATGATGGCGGCCATACTTGGAGCAATGAGCATTGGTCACCGATGGGCAAGATTGGGGCGTACTACCAGCGAGTCTTCTGGCGGCGGCTGGGCATGACGCTCAAGCTACGGGACAGGGTTTATGAAGTGTCTCAGACTGATCCTGTAAAGGCAGCCATCATGGGCGCTGAATTGATTCTGAGCCCGACCAATGCCTGAACAACTCAATATAACGAACCTACCTTCGTCGCGGGTCGAGTTTATCGACCCCCGCACGGGGTTGATGTCGCGTGAGTGGTACCGGTTCTTTCTGAACTTGTTTACGTTGACCGGCGGAGGCAACAACCAGACATCTTTGGATGACCTGCAACTTGCGCCGCCGTTTGTGCCATCTAGCGGCGGTACAGGTACGGTTACTTCGGTTGATGTGTCTGGCGGCACCACAGGATTAACTACTTCTGGCGGCCCGATTACCACCAGTGGCACGATTACTTTTGCTGGTACATTAAATATCACCAACGGCGGCACGGGTGCCACAACAGCCGCAGGCGCTCCATTTGCGCTTAAAGGTGCCAACGCCGACATTACCAGTTTGGCGGGGCTTACTGGCCCTATCAGCAGCCCAACCTATGTGCAATTTGGCAGCGGATCAGGTACAACTTTGGCCGCTGGCCGCATGTGGTACGACGAAACTGTTGGCTCGCTAAATTTTGGTATGGGTAATGGCAACATCACCCAGCAAGTTGGTGAAGAGCTATTTATTTACGGCAAAGCGTCTGCGGCAATTACAGATTCTCCATTACAGATTATTTACCATACCGGCACGGTAGGAGCAAGCGGGGTTATTACCTTTGCGCCAACAATTGCGGGAATCACAAACGCAAACGACATTATTGGCGTAGCTACTGAAAATTTGGCTCTTAATAATTTTGGACGAATTACAACTTACGGTTTGGTGCGTGGCATTACAACCAATGGTGCTGCGTTTGGCGAAACTTGGGCTGACGATGACGAAATTTGGTACAACCCTGTAACTGGCAACCCTACCAATGTTGAACCTGTTGCGCCTAACATTAAGATGCAAATTGGCCTTGTGGTCAATGCAGGCTCTGGTGGTTCTGGCTCGTTTCAAGTGGGATTGCAACGTGGCTCAAAACTTGGTGGCACTGACTCCAATGTGCAATTTGGAACTTTGGCTAACAACAACCTGATCGCCTACGACAGCACGTTAGGCTATTGGAAGAACGTTACCGCAACCACTTTGGGCTTAGGTACGGTCACTTCGGTTGCGGCAACTGTTCCTTCGTTTCTATCAGTTACCGGCTCACCTATCACAACTTCAGGTACTTTAGCCATTTCCTATTCAGGGACGGCGTTGCCTATCCTGAACGGCGGCACAGGCCAGACAACTGCCGCCGCCGCATTTAATGCCTTGTCGCCTATCACAACCGCAGGCGACTTGATCCTTGGAAACGGCACCAACAGCGCCACCAGGTTGGCTATTGGGGCTAATACCTACGTTTTGACTTCCAACGGCACCACGGCGACATGGGCTGCGTCTACCGGCAGCGGGGCGACAATCACCAACGACGTAGCCACGTCAACCAACGTCTACCCTACGTTTGCCGCCGCCACATCAGGTTCGCTGGCCACAATCTACACCAGCAATACCAACCTGTTGTACAAGCCATCTACGGGCGAATTCTTGGCTCAACAATTTAACGCGGGCAACGGAATTTACGTCAACAGCAAAACCATTTCTACAAGTTACACTATAGCTACTGGAAATTCAGGCATGTCGGCTGGGCCGATTACCATTGCTAGCGGTAAGACAGTGACAGTCTCGTCAGGTTCCCGCTGGGTTGTTTTGTAAAAGGTGCTTCAATGACTGTAACTGCCAAAAATCTAGTGCCAGCCAAAACCGTTGAGGCGACTCAGACAACGCAATACACGGCCAATGGTGTGACCACGATTATTGACAAATTCACAGCCACCAACTACAGCGGCTTTGCGGCCACCATTAGCGTCAACTTGATCACCGCCACGGGCACCGCCAGCAACGACAACTTGATCGTCAAGGCCAAATCCTTGGCCGCGTCTGAAACGTACATCTTCCCTGAACTTGTTGGCCAGATATTGCCATCTGGCGGTTTTATCTCCACAATCGCAGGCACAGCCAGCGCCATCAACATGCGCGTCAGTGGAAGGGAAGTATCGTGAACGATGTAATAGCGTCTGATTTAATGCAGGGTAAAGTCCAAGCGTTGCAAGATGCTTTGATGGCTTTTGAGCCTTATCAACCGGAAACTGAACATGTGTTCCACGGCGGTATGTACTGCCGTAAAGTTTTTCGCCCTGCTGGCGTATTGGTGGTTGGTAAGGTTCACAAAAAAGAACATTTCTACTTGATTGTGTCTGGCACAGTGGCGATCACTACAGATGACGGTGTGCAACTTGTAACAGGCCCGCATTTGCTGTGCAGTAAGCCAGGCACCAAACGCGCGGTGTACGCTGAAACAGACGCGCTGTGCATGACGTTTCACAGAACTGAATCTACAGATGTAGAAGCAGCAGAAGAAGAACTTGTTGAAGATGAGCCTAACAGTATGTATGGCATCGGCAACCAAGTAAAAGTTAAGGAGCTAACATGACTTTTTGGGTCGCAGGAGCTGTAGTAGGCAGTTCAATCATAGGCGCAAGCGCCGCAAATAGGTCTGCTAGCGCAATGGCGGGCGCGTCTGACCGCGCTGCGGACTTGCAATACGAACAATACCAAGACACCGTCAGACGTCAAAAACCGTTTTATGACGTAGGCGTCAACGCATTGCCAGAATTGGTTTCCGCGTCAAAATACGAACCGTTTACCATGGGTAAGTTTCAGGCCGATCCAGGCTACGCATTTCGTTTGAGCGAAGGCACAAAAGCCTTGGAGCGATCGGCTGCGGCTCGCGGTGGGCTGCTGTCTGGCGGCACTGGCAAAGCGCTTACGCGATTTGGCCAAGAAATGGGCTCGCAAGAGTACACCAACGCATTCAACCGTTATCAGGCCGAGCGTACCGCTCGTTTGCAACCTTTGCAATCGTTGGCAGGCATGGGTCAAAGTACAGGCCAACAAGTTAGCCAAGCAGGGCAACAAATGGCTTCAAATGTCGGTGAAGCTATTGGCAGCGGCGCGGCGGCAAGAGCATCTGGCTATGTCGGCAGCGCAAACGCTTTGACAGGCGGTTTAAATACGTATTTGAACTACAGCCAAGGACAAAATTATTTGAACGCGCTAGGAGGCGGCAAGGGAATTCCGTTGTATGACTCAGCTGGCCGCCCTACTTAACTTAAGGATTTAATTATGCCTATTGATCCTAGAATTTCCCTTGGTGTTCAGCCAATTCAAATAGCCGATCCAGTAGCACGGTTTGGTCAATTTTCAAACATTCAAAACGCGCAAAACCAAAATGCGTTAGCGCAATACCAATTGACAACTGCTCAACGAGAGCAAGAGTCGGTAAATGCTTTGAACGAAGCATACGCAAAATCATACGACCCTAAAACAGGCAAGATAGACCGCAATCTTCTACGCGAATCTTTGGCTAGAGGTGGCTTTGGTTCTAAATTACCTGGGATTGAAAAATCGCTGACTGAGCTAGACAAAGAAGCGGCGTTGCTTCAAGAAGTGCAAGGTAAAGTAACCGCGCAACCTGTTGCTTTAGCTAAAAGTCAAACTGAATTGCTTGACGCAAAGCTAAAACAATCGCGTCAATTTTTAGATACGCTTGATCCTGCCGACCCAAGCGCGCCCGCAAAATATTTGCAATGGCATGAAGCTAATCATGCAGACCCAATAATTGGCCCTGCGCTAAAAGCGCGAGGCGTAAACGTAGACCAATCGCGCGCTCAAATTGAAGCCGCAATTGCTAAAGGGCCGCAAGCCTTTGCTGATCTAATCAACGGTTCTAAACTTGGCACTGAAAAGTTTATGGAGTTGAACAAGCCAACTACAACCGTTGTTGACCAAGGCGGCCAACGACAAGTTCTTCAAACACCTGGACTTGGTGGTACGCCCGTATCTAAGGGGATATACGCCGATGTGCCGTTGCCACCTCTTGTGTTGGCGCAAAAGAAAGAAATTGCTAAATCTGGCGCGTCAAATATTGGTTTTAAACAAGAAGCCGCGTTTGAAGGTGGGCTTGGTAAAGGTCAATCAGAACGAATCCTTGCTAACCAAGTAGTAGCTCAAGACGCGGCAACAATTTTAGAAACTAATCAGATTGGCCGTGATCTTCTTAAGTCCGGCGCAATTACTGGCACCGGCGCGGACTTTTTTGTGGGCTTTAACAACGCGCTTAAACAAGCGGGCGTTGACTTTGGCTACGCAGATGCTGCGGCTAATTCGCAAGCCTACGCGGCTGCAATGGGTGCCAACGTGGGTAGGATCATTAAGCAATTCGGTGCGGGTACTGGTTTGTCTGATGACGACCGTAAATTTGCAGAACAAATGGCAGGCGGTAAAATTTCGCTTACCGAAACTGCGTTGCGCCGCATTCTTGACATTAACGACAAAACTGCAAACCGCGTAATTGATTTGCACAACAAAAACGTAAGCGGCATTAAAACTAATATTCCGCTTACCGTAGACAAGCCAACATTTACGCAACCAAAATCAGCGGTAGACCAGATTCCTGGTGAGAGTCGTTCAGCGCCTGCGGGTAATTCAGTCACGCTGCCTGATGGTCGTATTAAGACCTTTCCCAACGCGGAAGCGGCCAATCAGTTTAAAAAAGCCGCAGGGATTAAATAATGGATTACGACGCACTCGCCAAAAAATACGGCGGCGCAGACGTTGCGCCCGTTGTTGATTACGATGCGCTGGCCAAGCAATATGGCGGTGCAGATATGGCACCACCCAAACAACAAGCGTCTAACGGCATTTTGGGGCCAATCAGAGGCGCAATCGAAACTGGCGCGGGTTTGGTATCTAATTTTTTTACTGCGCCTATTGTTGAGGGCGCAAAAATATACGGCGCTTTAACTAGCGGTAAATTTGGTACGCCTGAAGGCATTCGAGCAGGCGAAGAATTTGGTAACCAATTCCAAAGACAAAACTTTTACCAACCACGCACTGAAGAAGGCCAAAGGTATTTGCAAAATATCGGCGAGGCCGCATCAAAAACAGGTATGCAAGGCGTACCGTTGCCCTTGTTGGCCGACCTGAGCAGAGGTGTATCAACAGCTACCCGCGCAGCGCCTTTATCAACGGCAGTAAAAATGCCGTTTGATAAGCAAATTCAAGCCAAGCGCGAACGCCTGTCCGCAGAGTCCTACGCCAAGGCACCTCAGTTGGACGCAATTGCTGAAGCTCAACGGTTAAAACTTGCGCTTAACCCTGTAGACATTGAAAATTCAATTTCAGCTAGAGCTTATTCCGCTGCCGCTGGGCCACGCGGCCCTGAAGCATTGGCTAAAGTTAACCAACCTCGTGTTACTGAAATTGCAAAAAATGAATTAGGGATTGATTCCACAACCTCGTTGACTAGCGACTCGTACAAACAAGCCCGTGCCAAATTGGCCGCGCCATATGACGAAGTACGCAAGTTGCCAGCTATGGTGGCAGACGAAACTACAATTAAAAATCTAGACGATTTACGCAGAAATGAAAATTTACTCGGCGACAAAGGCGCGGCTAAAAAAGTAAATAAAGAAATTGATAAGGCTATAGCTAACGTGCGGCAAGGTTTGACTGGCGCTGATCTTCTTGACAGCGTTAGAAACCTCCGCGCCGAAGCCAAACAAACGTATAAAAACCCAAGCGCCAAGCCAAAAGACATAGCCGCAGCGGACGCCAACTTGGCCATCGCCAATCAATTGGAGTCAATGATTGAGTCCAACATTACCAACCCTAAACTGTTGGATCAGTTCCGCGACGCGCGTCAAAAAATGGCGCGGTCGTATGTGTACGAGGAAGCAACTAACTTTAATACCGGTCAAGTTGACGCATCAAAATTGGCGCGCATCACCGCCAAAGACAATGCGTTGACCGGCGACATTAAATCTATCGGCGTGATTGCAGGTAACAACCCCGACGCGTTTACAACCCAAGTAGCGTCTAAATTTGTTAGCGTACCTCGCCTTACACGATCTGGATTAGGTGGCGCTGGCGGCGCGTTAATTGGGTCGCCTTTTGGTATGACAGGTTCTCTCATTGGTATGGGCGTAGGCAGTGTTTTAGGTGAATATGGCGGCGGGTTAGCTGCTAAACGCATGGCGTCGCCTGGGTATCAAGCCGGTTTGACAATGCAAGACTACCGCATTCCTACCAACCAGCTTGCTGCTTCTGTTGCACCTATTCCGCAAAACCGCGCTGTTGTGCCTTATGACCAAAGTAATGCACTGGTGCAACCAAATGAAATCGTGGGTTACGCCCAAGACGGTTCCCCAATCACTGCCGCGCAAGCGTTCAGCCGCCCCAATTTCATAATGACCCGCCCAGGGCCGCAGCCTGAAGTCAGAACAGGCGTACAGCCCACACCACCTCAATTGGCTGCACCTAGCGCAGAAGGCACCATCAACGCATTACGTGCTGAAGATGTCAGACGTGCTGGCGTGTCCCGCACTTTGGGCCAGCAAGCAGAAGCCCAACAGGCCGCTGCTGAAGCCGCTGCCCGCAAGCCCGCTGGTAGGGGTGCCGAACTAGTGTTCGACAAAGCAGGCAATTTAGTAGAAGCGCCAACGGCGGGCACCACGATTATGCCGACATCATTGGAAAGCGCCATACAGAAGTTGACCGGCCAAATCGTACCTGAAACCAGCACAAGTTACAAAACCACGCTGGTTACGCCTAAGAGTGGCGCAAAGCCCTACTACCGAATCACACCTAAAGAAGGTGAGACTACTTTTGAACGCGGCGTATCTAAGGCGTTTGATCTGACAGCAACTGAAAAGATTGCTTGGGACAAAACTAAAGCCAATTTGAATTTGATTGATCAGGCACCAGGGTTCAAAGCGCTTACCGACAAAGCCATTGCCAAGAAGATGATGGATCGTGAGTGGGTTGCAGAAGCCTACGCCAAGGCACGTGAAAAGGCATTGATGTTTGATGAGATCGCTCAACGTGCGGCCAATCAGCAAACCAAATTTGATGCTAACGTCAAGCGCGACCAGATGCTCGACTTGCTCACCACGCTGGAAGATAATCTGCGGAATGCTCGCCCGACGTCTGAGGGTGGCCAAGGCCCAAAAACCCGTGAGGCTATCCGCAATAAACTAGCAGGCGGTGAAACCAAGAACGCTTTAACCCCAGTCCCGAAAGTTGACATTCGTGGATTTGAACGTGAATAACAAACTTGAGGTAAACACATGGCTGGCTTAACCCCCTCACCCAAACAGCAGATTTTCGGAACTGATGGCTTGCCTCTTGTCGGCGGCAAAATCTACACCTACGCGGGCGGTACTTCAACACCTATCGCTACGTACACCGACTACACCGCTGCTACGGCCAACACCAACCCGATCATCTTGGATTCGCTTGGCCAAGCCAACATCTGGTTGCTCAACACCACTACCTACAAGTTCATAGTCAAGGACGCCGACGATGTGCTGCTCTACACCGTAGACAACATTGCCATTCCGTTAGACCTTAATTCTTTTTCCTCCCCGCCACCTATTGGCGACGTCACACCCAACACCGGCGCGTTCACCACACTGTCGGCCACTGGTGCGGTCACATTTGGCAGCACACTGACAGTGGCTGGCCAACTGACCTTAAACAACACGGGCGCAGCCAAACTGAGCGTGGGCACCACCGGCCAACGCCCCACCGCCGTCACCGGCATGGTGCGCTACAACACCACGACAGGCAAGTTTGAAGGCTACGGCGCAACAGCTTGGGGTGCCCTGGGCGGCGGCGCAACTGGCGGCGGCGCTGACCAGGTGTTTGTGGAAAACGGCCAGACTGTCACAACAAACTATACTCTTAGCACGGGCTTTAACGCAATGTCTGTTGGCCCGATCACCGTCAATAGCGGCATCACTGTCACTGTCCCCTCCGGCGCTCGCTGGGTTGTTCTGTAAAGGAAATATATGTCATCAGTCGTTATTTCGGGGGATACCAGCGGGGCTGTAACACTTGCTGCCCCTGCTGTTGCGGGTACAAACACGCTGACTTTGCTTGCTGCCACTGCGACCAATTCTGTCAACACGTTGGCAACAGCGGTTGCGTCTACATCAGGTACTTCAATTGACTTTACTGGGATACCTAGCTGGGTGAAGCGTATTACTGTGATGTTTAATGGGGTTTCTACTACAGGGTCTGGGATTCTAATTCAAATTGGTGCTGGTTCTGTTACAACGTCTGGATATGTATCTACTTGCAATCAGTACAATCAAACTAACGGCACAAATGGCATTAGTTCAACTGCCGGGTTTGCTATGTACTCCTCATCAGCAGATATTATTTCTGGAATAATGACAATTAATGCTTTAGGTTCAAATATATGGATTAATTCGTTTGCTGGAAAAAGAACTACAACTGAATGTATTTCTGGCGGCGGTAACGTCACTCTTGGCGGCACACTAGACCGTGTCCGCATCACCACAGTAAACGGCACAGACACATTCGATGCTGGCTCTGTCAACATTCTGTACGAAGGATAATCATGTCAATACTTGTTTTAACTTCTGACACGCTGATCGGCACAGCCGCCGCTGGCAATACTGAGTACGATGGCGTATGTTTTTACCCAACAGCAGACACTACTAGCGGTAGAGCATTTTCACCAAATGCACAAATATTCAGACTAACTGCAAATGGCGCGCCAATTGGCGCAACCATTGATACTTATTTTGGCACATCTAGCTCAATAACTTTATCAGCCGCAGGTGTTTACGAAATTGAATATTTTGTGTACTTTCTTAAAAATACTGCGGGAACTGTGACGTTTACGTTAACAGCGGCACAAACGCCTGTCAACGTAAATGCTTATTATGTTGGCACTCCAGTTGCAGGCGTTACTGCGGTTGGCACAGCCCAAACAGCGGCAATAGTAACAAGCGCATCTACAGCAACAGTTTTACCTGCAACCGGTTCTTTGGCTAATTCTGCCAACCATCAATACTACATAAAAGCAATTGTTCAAGGAAATGCAACTGTCGCAGGTACATTTAAATTGCAAGTAACTGAAAGTGCTGGCTCAGTAACTCCTTTGCTTGGTAGTTATTACAAAGTAACAAGAATTCCTGCGGCTAACTCTGGCATATTTGCGTAAAGGATAAATTATGGCAATGACTTTAGATGGATCAGCAAGCGTCACGATCAACTCTGGCGCAATTCTTGGCATTACCTCTGGCACTGCTGTTGCATCTACCAGTGGAACGAGCATTGACTTTACGGGCATCCCGTCATGGGTAAAACGTTTGACAGTTCAATTTGCTGGCGTTTCAACCAACGGCGCAAGCCCGATTCAAATTCAAATAGGTACATCTGGCGGTATACAAACGACAAGTTACACAAGTGGCGCATGGATTGCCAATACAAGCAATGGAAATAGTACAACTGGTTTGTTAATTACCAATGGCGGGGGTTCAACTTATTTGTGGGATGGAATGGCATATTTAACGCTATTGAATAGTGGAACAGGTTTGTGGACATTTAACTCAATTTTTTCTGGTAGCGTTTCTGGTATGAATTCTATTGGCGGCGGGGCAAAAACATTATCTGGAACATTAGACCGAGTTCGCATCACCACAGTCAATGGAACGGATACCTTTGATGCTGGCTCAATCAACATTCTTTACGAGTAAACATCATGACACACAGAATCGAAGTTAATGTAGAAACAGGCGAAGTCAAGCAGATTGAATACACACCTGAAGAACAAGCTGCATACGATGCGGCAGTAGCTGCACAAGAAGCTGCGGCGGTTGTGGAAGTAACGCCCGTTGAGCCAGTAGTAGCGCCAACTGAACCAGTAGTAGCGCCAACTGAGCCAACGCCTGTAGTTGAGACACCAACAGCATGAGCGAAATAGAAAAAGATCACGCCGTTCACGTTGCGGTATGCAGTGAGAGATACGCGGCTATTGAGAAAGCCTTTGTCGATGGCGACCGACGCATGACGCGCATAGAGTATCTGCTCTACATCGTGATCGGCGCAGTGTTGCTTGGCCCTGGCTTTGTTGGCGTGATCGTCAATAAATTAATAGGCGCGTGAAATTGAACCTATCACACTGGCACTGGCTGCAATTGCTGGAATTAAGCAAGGCGTGGCTTTGTACAAAGATGCCAAAGCTGCGGGGACAGACCTCTACAAGATAACCAAGGAAATCTCAGGATTCATTGGGCAGTTCTTTGACTCGCATGAAGAAATAAAAAAAGAAGTTAAGCGCCAAGAGCTTGACCCACCAAAAACCAAATCAATGAAAGCACAGGCTCTTGAGAATGTGTTTCACCAGATTGAGTTAGAAAGACAGTCAGTTGAGTTGCGTGAGTTTTTGATCTACCATACAGACCCAGCACTAGGTGCAGTCTGGTCACGGTTTGAAGAAGAATATAAAAAATTGAACGAGGAAAACGAAAAACAGATTGAACTGGAACGTCAAGCGGAGTTACAACTCAAATGGCAACGCAAAAGAACAATAAGCAATCTACAAGACAAGGCTCTAATAATAGCGGCGGTTCTAACGGTTTCTATATACCTC